ATGAAAAAGAATGTTCCCCAATCAAAAAACACTTTAGTTGATATCATCGAATTAGATTTAAATAGCTTTAGTAAGCTTGAACAAGCCGAACTTGTTACTCGCCTATCCATTAACGCAGATTTAGATAAAAATGAAACCAGGCTCGCAATGTGTTGTGTTTCGGATCTTTTATACGATGCCATTAATCAAGTACAATAATTAGCTTGGTTTTGTAGAAAGTTAAATTATGTAATCTACTTAAAATTTCAGTTTATGCTATAAATATCTATATGATTTTTATATAGATATTTATTTTTGTTTTTATAAATCTACCTAGCTAGCTCTTACGTTAACGTTTTTATTTGTTTCTAATCTTTATACAGTTCTACATAAAACATTCAAAGAATCAGAATGTTAATTAATTGGTTGTAAAATTTTTGCTTGATAATCATTCCTGCAATAAATATACTGTATGTAATTACAGTATAAAAGGAGGGGTGAACGATGGATGAAATAACAAAAAATGATATTAAACTGGAACAAGCTGAATTTGTTAATCGATTAATGATTGATACTGAGCTGTCAGAATATGATATAAAAATTGGTTTATGTTTATTGCATGAATTATTATTGAAGATTAAGAATAGAAATGATTCGGAAATTAAAGAAAACTAATAAAAGCGGGCGCCCCCGCTTTTATTTATGCTGCTTGATGATTTTTGGTTGTAAGCGGTATTTTCACATTGGGATCAGGCATTGCACTTGGGACTATTGTTGCCGATATAGACTGCAAAACAACAAATGAATGACAACAATAAATATTTGTGCACTGTCTGTATTGTTTGCGAGTTATAGGGCTTATTTCCTCGCTAGTGCGGATTATTGTTTTTGAACGGCAATGGGGACATCTCATTACTTTTACCTCTTTAGGTATTGACTAAATTATAACTAATTTTATCATAATTCTATTTTAATTCAAAATGTTATAATTATTTTTCTTGTTCTTCTTTAGGTTTTTCGTCATCTTCTAATTTAATTTCGAGTTCAACATAAGTAGTATAACCGCTGTTTGTGTCTAAGCTATGCGTGCAACGGGTTATTGTCCATAGTGTTGAGTCAATTTCCTTTTTAAATCCTTCGACTGATGCGGGCATTTCTGGGTAAATGTCAGGGCGTCCTTCGGCAAGGTTGATGCTAAATTGTGATGCGCCGCGTTGTAATTTGTACCATTCATTACGAGCCGCTCGGTAAGCGTTTTGTTTTGATGCGTATGTGTGCCGTAATATTTTTACGTTTCCATCGGCACCGACTAGCACGCCATTTTCATCTTTGTTTGTCTGGTTATTTTTGTTTTTTGTCTTTCGAGTTGCTTTGGTCTGTTGTTTTTGTTGTTGACGGTAGTCAATCCAATAAGCCTTTACACCCGTGTAAGCATTTCTATCGGCAATAGCAAAGCGGTGCTGGTCGCCAAGCTTACGGGTGATTGTTGTTGTCGGTATGTATTTGCCATTTACTGTTTTTGCCAACCCTTTTTTGAAAATAATCAGCATGCCGTTTTTTAATGTTACAGCAGCATTAAAATCATTATATAGGCGTGTTAAAAATGAAGCATCAGATTCGTTGGTCTGGTCTATATGGGCAATGTGTTCATGCTCTATACTTTTATCTATTTTGTATAGCAAATTGTGCCGCTTTGCAATTTCTTTGGTTATTGATCCAAGTGTTGTATCGGAGTAGCTTTTTTCGCGTTTTTCGTTTAGTGAGTCACGCAAATTGGCACTTTTGCCACGAATTGATAGTACGTCGGGCGTTCCTGAATGCTCGCATTCGTCAATGGTGAAGATGTTTTGTAAAATGACGTTATCATTGACCCAACCTAGTGATACACTAATTTGAACTCCTCGCTTGGGTAGTTCAAGTTTGCCGTCGCTATCATCTAATTCGATAGATATGGTGTCAGCATCTAACCCTCGATTATCAGTAATTTGCATCGAGATAAGACGTTTATCAAAGTTAGATGTAATATCTTTATTATCAATAGTAATTGTGTAGGTTGGTTGTTTCATATCATTCCTATAATATCCGCGAAAGGTAACCAGTCTGGTGGGTCAACTTTTGTTAGTGATATAGTGAATTCAATCTTGCGGGGTGCACCATCTTTAAAAAATTCCGTTTTTGTTTTTTTTAAGTTGGTCATAACGAAGAAGCCAAGAGGTATGCCGGTACCTTCTATTAATGGCAATGAGTAGCCAAGATCGGCCATTCTTTCTAAAACGGCTAAACTTAATCTACCCCCTGTTAATTCTGGATATAATACGCCAGACAAAGTTATCGTTTCGTTATCACGACCAATAAATTGTAATGCTGAACGTTGATTTACACGTGAATTTGCTGGAAACCGCCAATCTTTATTTTCTTCCGCAGTCTGATACGGTATTGTTTTTAAGCTGAAAACAAATAAGCCATAACACATCATCATATTAATCGATATCCCTTAAACTTGATCGGTAGTGTGCTGATTGATTGCGTTCACGTCGTTCTATCTCTTTAGCTACACAACGTGCCAATTCTTTTTCATTCATGCCAGGTGCGGCATTTATTGTTATGTAATATTGTGATATACCTGAGGTACCCCTAATAGGACGGCGATTATCTACGACAACACCGCTTGAAAGTTGTGATCCTGTGGTTATTATGTTGTTTGCAAGTTGGCCAACACTTTGTATTGCGTCATTTTGATTTCTTTCAATACCGTTAACATACCCATCAACCGTGTGCCCGCCAAATTTTGCAAATAAACGAGAAGGGGAGTGAATATCTAATGTATTTTTAAATCGGTTGCCAATGTTTTTTCCAAGTTGGCTCATTGAGCGGAATGCATCACTTTGGTTATGTTCAATGCCATGTATATAACCATCAATTGTATAACCGCCGAATTTAGCAAAAACTCTGGATGGTGAGTGAATATCTAAAGTGCTTTTAAACCAGTTGCTAATATTTGTACCAAGATTTGATACCGTTTTTTTTGTTTCGTCCCACTTATTATTTATACCAGTTATTAAACCGTCAGAAATATTTGAGCCTATTTGGGTAAATTTATTAAATAGTCCATTTTCACCAGTAAAGATTTCTTCGATTTTTTTAGGTAAATCACGGATACGGTCGGGGATAGATATTATAAAGTCAATAATTTCTTTAATTTTGGAGTGTAATTTTTTTAATATATTTAAAGGAAATTTAATTACATCGCCGACAGTTCTCCCAAAAGATTTTCCTGATTCTTTTGCATTTTTAAACTCTTCTTTTGTTAATTTTACCGGTTCAAACAGCTCACAAAACCAATTTATTAAGCTGCTTATTTTTTCTCCAAGCCATTTAAATCCATTTCCGATTGTTGTAACAAATGGTTCAAGATATGAAAATTCTTCAACTACGGGTGATAATGATTCTTTCAATCCCTCCCAAAACCCAATAAAGAAAGCTTTGATTGGTTCCCAGTACTTACGAATCACTAAGGCCGCAATAACAATAACAGCAATTATTGCTGTTATTGCTAATCCTATTGGGTTTAATAAAAAAGCGCGACCAACAGAAGTGAATATGAATCCTAAACCTTTAAAAGCGGCTCCCAAGGATTTTATCGGTGAGCCAGCAATTGCAAGTAAAGTACGTCCAAAGGCTTTAAACCCACCATCGGCTATATTTGTTTTAGTGAATAAACCACCCAGAGACAATCCTAATCGTGATAATATAAATCGGGTCATCAACATTGGACCAAATACACTCATTAGCTTTATTGCAAATGCACCAAATGCAGTGGTGATTGCCGCAACTCCTGCGCCAATAACAACTAGTGCTTTACTTAATGCTGGGTGTTTTTTTAGAAATTCACCAACACCGTGCAAAAATTTAGTTAAGCCTTGGATGGCAGATCGTAGCCAGTCATTGTTTTTTTCGAATAGTTCAACGCTGATGTTTTCGAATGCAGCATGTAGCATTGTCATATCACCAGCTAAATTGTCGAGTTTGGTTTTTGCAACTCTGGCTGCTTCTCCATCATATTCCCCTTGCTCTCCACGCATTTTTTTCAAAAAGCCTGTCGATGCTTGAGTTAGCAAAACTTCAAATCCAGTTAAACCAATTTGCCCTGCAATTTGTTTATTTATTTGGGCTCGTTGTACATTCCCCATGTGTTTGGTGGCTTCAGATATTTCTGACATGATATCAATAACATCACGCATATTGCCGTTTTTATCTGCAACTTTAACGCCCAGTTTTGCTACTGCATTCGATGTGCCAAGTTGTACTAAAATTTGACGTAATGTTGTACCTGCTTGACTTCCTTGAATACCTGCATTACCCATTACAGCTGTTAGTGTTGAAATAGTCTCTAAGCTTTGTCCAAAGCTAGCTCCAACTCCTGCGCTATATTTTAGGGATTCGCCTAGCATAGGAATATCAACATTATTGCGAGTGAACATGGCCGTTAGAACATCAGCAACATGATCCATTTTTTCTGCAGGTAATCCCATTGCCATTTGAATGTTTGATGCAATATCTGCAGTGGTACCAAGATCAACATCGCCTGCGGCAGATAGATTCAGCATGCCAGGCATTGCTTTTAATATTTGATCTGGGTTATATCCCGTTCGACCTAAGAAATATTGTCCTTGTGCCACTTCGCTATCGGTGAATTTAGAAACTAATGGTAATTCTCGTGCTTGTTTTCGTAGTGCTAACATACGAGGATCGTTTTTGTCATCAATTCTTGTTACTGCTTGGGTTGCACTCATGCTGGCATCAAATTCGTAGCCAACATGTAGCAGATTTTTCATACCCCTCGCTACGGTTCGCCCAGTTGATAGAGCACCATAACCAACACCACCTAGTACCGCAACTCGTTGCATTCCTGTATCGTATTTTGAACGAACTTGGTTTATTTTTTGTTGATGTTGGTTTAGTTGTTTTAGTCGTTCGGCCTGCTGACTAATACTTTGATTAGCACTGATTATTTGGTTCTTTAATGTAATTTGATGTTGTGCTAAATTTTTAGTATTAATGCCTGATTGTTGTAATTCTGCGCGTAATGGCGTTAATTTATCTTTTAATTTTTTTGTTTCTGCGGTTACTTTACTAAATTCGTGTTGCAGTTTCTTTGTTGGTGTAGATGTGTTTTTTAGTTCGAATGCCAATGACTTAGCTTTATTTTTTGCATCTTCAAACTGTTTTTTTAACTGAATAAAACCATCAACATTTTTTTGAATGTTGTTAAGTTGGTTTAATTGATTGCGTGTGTCTTTTAATTGCTGAGCTAATCCTTTAGCACCGCTTATAACGTTACGAAGCGGTCGGCTGACATTGTCAACACCTTTCAAATTAACGTTTAATTGTAAATTATTCATCAGTTGAACCGCTTCTTAGACGGGCTTGTTCCCGCCATTCCATTAGTTCGGATAATGTAAACTTATACATAGCTGATGGTTGCCAATGAAATATTGTGGCAATATCTGCTATAGCATCTTCTACTCGGTTGGGGATCCCGTTGTTGCATTGTTCGATGTCTCTGACAAAAAACCGGCAATTACTTTTGTTATTTCAGAAAGGTCAATTAAATCTAAATTGAAAACTTCATGTTCAGCAATTGCTGGCGTTGCAATGCGTGGTAGTACCTTTGCTAGTGAATCAATATCTAGCTCGATAAAATCGACCAATTTTACTCCTCGAAGGTCACCCGTTAAAGGTTTGCGTATTGTTAATTCAGTAATAGTTGTTTTACCTGATTGTAAGCCTGATTTTAATTTAACTTGTTGTGTGTTTTGCATAACTTTTACCCTCATAATAATTTTATTGATAATTGTGATAGCCCTTACGGGCTATGTTTGTTGATTTATTAAATTCCAATTGCGTGGCGTGCTTGTTTTAAACGATCTTTTCCGCCAATTTTGTCAATCATATTGATATAATCGATTTCTACAGTTTCTTCGTTGTCAATAACTTCCTTATAGTAGGTGCAGTGTGTTGTAATCTTAGTCGAGTTACTTTCGCCTTGTTTGAGTTCGCCACGATCTTGTTCTTTATGCCGCCCAGTCATAATAATTTCGACTTTAGTGAAATCCTCACTATCATCTTTTTGGTAAGCACCCGCAAAGCGTAATTTAACACCATTTAATAACCCACCATGTTGTTTTAGCACTTCGTATGCTAAGCCGCCGATTGACCACTCCACAACTAATGCATCATCATCGTAACCTAGATCGATTGGTGCAGAACCTGGCATACCGCCTCCGCGGAAGTTTTCTAACTTGCGAGTTAATTTCGGCGGCGTAAATGATTCGACCTGACCGATATAAGAAGTACCGTTAACATAAACGTTAAAGTATTTGAGTTTTTTAGGTAAAGCCATTTAGTTGATCTCCGCTTAATTAGTTGCTACTGAATTAGCCAGATCGACCAAATACTTGTCAGTAATGCGCTGGCGTAACATAAGGTTTTCTAATGGTGGTACTGGGGTGTAGTCGTAATCAATATAGAGCTTACCCGCTTTTAGAATGTCTGGCGTGTTTGCTTCTGGATCAAACCATGCTTTGCCATCAACAATGTAACCGTTCGATTTTAATTCACGGAATTTATTGTTAATGGATTCGACTAAGTCTTTAATTAATGATGCATGCATTGGCGCATCCACTAATGCAAATTGTGCTTCGGCGATGGTGTCGGCCAATACTTGTGCTGTTCGTGTGTAGTTTTCAAATGCGAATAGGTTATCAGCGGAACATGTGCGAGATCCCCAAAAGCGGTAACCTTGGTTACAAATTAATGTGGTTACTTCATGTTCGTTTAGGTAATTTGAATCAGAGCTTTCTTCTTGCAAATCCCAAAAGACATCATGAGAAATCCCCGTTACACCATTAACGGCGACATTTGATAATGTTTTATGCCAACCGACCTGTTGGTCGATTTTGGCACGCAAACCAATAGCCCTAGCCGTTGCGGCCAATGTGACATTTTGCCTTTGTGTTGTATCAAAACCAACAAAATCAGGCCAAATTACCATGGCTTCACGTGCACCAAGTTGATCACGATAAAGTATTGCATCTTCTTTGGTTTTTGCTCCGTAAGCAGATAAGTAACAAAATGCACGCAATTTTTGTGCTAGCGATATTAGTGCGGTTGCAACTGGTAATGAGTCGTAACCCGGTACAGCCAAAATACGTGGCTTAACTTTAAGTTGGGTTTGTGCTGAAAGCAGGGCTTTCATGCCAGTATATTTGCCGTCGTTTGTTGTTGTGCCAATGATGTTTGCCGTTGTATCGGCATCTGTTGCACCTGTTTCAACACGCACAGCAACAATAACGGGTGAACACTGATCTGCAATGGCTTCAAGCGTTGGTTTTAGTGTGCCTTGTGAACCCGCTTTACCGATTACAGAGTTAACGTTGGTAATTAAAATCGGTGTATTAAGTGGAAAATGGTTAGCGTCCGCATCATCGCCGGTACACACAATACCAATGACAGCCGTTGAAACGGTTCTGATTGTTCGTGCACCTTCATTAATTTCAATAACTCGGACGCCGTGATGGTAATCGTTGGGCATAAGATCTCCGTAGTAGTTTACATATGTAAGTTTGTAAAATAAATGTACGGAGATAGTTGCACATTAGAAAAAATGGTGTTAGTTGTTCGGGTTGTAAAATGCTTATTTACAAGTAGACGCCAGAGAATAAAATAACTAATTTAATAATAAAGTAGAGCTAGCGCTCTACTTTTATTGTTGGCTTTCCATCTTTATCTGTAACAATTTCATGCCCAGTTGATTGTTTTTCCAATAAATCTTGATATTCAGATTGTGTTATTTCAATAGCATCATCTGGGATATTAGTATGTATAACGTCAAAATAAAATCCCGTGGTTGATTTACTAAAATATATTTTCATATTAATGTCCTATGATCTCAAAATGTACAACTGGGTTAAAACCTAAATGAGGCGATGTGACAGCGATGGTTAATTTAGATGGACTACCGTGCAGATTAGCCGATACTGAGTTGCCACACATCGAACTTTGATTATTATATGTTGTGCATGCTAATGTTACATTTACAGCATCAGAGTTGTGAGGAAATGCTATTGGCAATAATATTTCATAATAGTTAGTGTAAAATTTTGTATCACCTATTTGTTCAGAATTAAATTCGCGTATAGGATACAACTGCACAGCCCCCCACTGGCGAATTAATCCACTTGGCATAATTTCAAAGCCCGGATTCCATGCAATAACGTTAAAATCACTTTTAGATATCAATTCAGAGCCATTATAATTCGGCCGTTTTTTAAAATTGGTCCGATCATTTACCTCATAAGTAGGTATATCTCCGCTCATTTTTTTACTAGCTGGTAATGCATTGATATCATCCGCACTAAGGATTATATCATTCTCTAATTTTTTATTATTAATTTTTCGGGACGCGGGGACCAGAAGCTCTATACTATCATCAACATATTCACGCGTAGCTAAAACAACAGATGGATCGATTTTTAGTTCAACCGAATCAATATTATCAATAATAATTATCATTCTGATGATTTGGGTACGACCACTACCTTCGGTTAGTTGTGGCTTATAAGTTGGAGGGCAATTACCTACTGCAATTAAATTTCCTTTATCATCAAATAGCCCGATCTCGTGAATAAACCACCCACCCTCGTTTTCGGGGATCACTTGTTCGGCAATAATTTGATTGTGGTTGTTATTATCAACTGATAACGAATTGATTGCAGCCCGACGCACTTCGTGAATTAGTGAGGTTTGATTAGCTATGGGTTTGGGCACAGCTCCGTTGCCATCACCAACTGCCATTTGGGTTAATTTTAGCGGAATACCTAATGCCGTTGCGTTAGCCAGTAGTTCCGCCCCTAGTTTTGTTAATATTGTGTAGTAAGTTTGACTCATGGTTGTATGCTCATTGTATCGATTAAGTGAATGGTTGCGCCAATCTGACCTTTTGATGATGTTGTAACTGCTTGAGTAATATATGGGTAGATATTCAATGTATTACCATCATAACAACTGGCTCCAATTTTTGTGCTACCACTTGTTACGAGTTGCAGTGATAAACCTGATAAATGCCGTGAAACAGGTTTAACATCATCAATGATTCGGCTTAATTCTTGGTAAGATTCATCGGTAATACCCTTATCTGATATACCAATTTCAATTGCAAATGTGCCAGGTGTTTTGTTGCTTTGCCACCATTCGATAATATTTATCAAATAACCAAATGGTTCAACTGCACGGCGAATGGCTTCCTTGGTACCTTTTAGTTTGTGAATTTCAAATGCCTCAGCAATAACTTTACGTTTTGTTTGTTCTGGCCAGTTTTCGTCCCAACGATCAACGCTATATTGCCAAGCCAAATAAGGTAATAGTTCAAATGGGCAAGTTTTTGGATCCCAAAGTGAACGTAAATGAATAGGTGGATCACAAATCATAGCTTGTGATAGATTTTTTTCAAGTTGAGTGGCAGATGGTGGTAATAGCGTTCTATTCGTCATAACCGGCAACCTCAACTTGATAATTTGTGCAATAACTGGCTTGTTCTCGATTGATTAATATATCTTGCGTGGGTTGTAGTAATTCGACACGTTGAACACCAGCAACATGTAATGCTGAAATAATTGCACTGCGATTAATTCTACGTCCAATGCGGTGTTTTTCGGTTATATACTCTTGCAAATTATTGGCTGCTGCTTTTTTGATTGGTTCTGATTCTGGACCTGGATATAAATAAAGCTTAGCTTTTATTTCATACTCAATCAGTGTGACTGATTTAACCGTGACTCGATCAGCGATAGGGCGACGATTGTCTTGATTGACAGCATCGGCAACAATACGAATAAGATCGCTGCTAGCTATACCATTATTCTCACGAGATAGAATTGCGAGAGTTACGCAAGCCGGTGCGGGGCTTTCGGCGGCGGCATCTAATACTCGACCATCAGCACTGCGAGCATAAAACTCATAAGCGGCACGAGGACCCGCAACGGATAAACCTTCAAATGCGGCTTGAATTCGCATTCTAAAATCGCTATCTGATTCTTTTATTTCTGGGATTGATGGCGCGACTGTATTATCTTCGTGCTGAATGATTAAACGATAAACATGAAAGTTAGCCCCTAGATTATCTAAGTCATTGCCTTTAGCGTGGGCAATCATTAATGCGTGCGATGCTTCGTTTATACGCTGGCGTATAATTAACTCATAATACGTGCTTTCTTGTAGTAGTTTAACGATTGGCTCACTTTCATATTGCAATGTTTTTGCCACTTCATTTTGTTGTTCTTTGGGATATAGCGATATAAACCTTTCTTTACGTTGAGCAAATAAAGCTTCAAAGTCTAGTGATTCGATAATATCAGGTGCTGGGAGTTTTGATAAATCAGTTAACGTGGCCATGTTGCGATCTCTATGTCACTGGTAAAAGTTTGATTAGGTTTGTCTGTCCGTGAGCCTGTTAATTGCATTATCAGTTTTTCTTTATCGGCAAAAACGTCTACAGCATCTAGTTTTATACGTGGTTCCCACTGATTTAATGCCATGACTGTCGCTGAAATGACACGCAATCTGGTTGCTTCGGTGTTTGGGTTGTCTAAAAGCAAAAATAAAAACGAACCATAATCACGACGTTCAACTCGTGAGCCTATCGGTGTTGTTAAAATATCTTTAACGGATTGATTAATGTGATCCATATCAGTAATGGTTCGACCATTCTGGTTGTTCATTCCGATATAACTCATTTTTGAGGACCTCCAGTTAGATCGCCACCAGCTTTGACTCCATTATGTTTATGCGTATCAAGTACAACCCCGTTTGATGACAATTTGCCTTGCTGATGAATTACGTTTCCAGTTAATACACCCGTATTACCGCTAGCACCGCCACCTGTTGCGCTAAATGATTTAAATGTCACATGATCACTACATTCAACAAGTGGTGTATCAAGGTGGATTTTGGTACCCGCTTTAGCAGTGATTTGTTCACTTGCTTCAATAACTGCAGTTTTAATGCCTTTTATGGTTAAACTGCTGTTTTTCGGTTCGTATTCAAACGTTGCACCGTCTGGAAATGTTACTAAATAAGCATCTTCTGAAGTTGATGGCGCAGGGTTATCATTACAATAAAGGCTTGGTAATACGCAACCAAGTTCAAGATTACCATTTGGACTTAATATAAAAACCTGTTCACCAATAGAAGGGCGCCACCACGATCGGCTTTTACCTGCACGGTGAGTAAACCATGGTAACCAGGCAGTAACCAATTTGCCAGAACGGACTTTTACCCGATCGCCTTTGGTTTGACAAACGACGCCTTGGCGGATCAGGTTCTCAATTTTTCGTAATATATCGACTAGGTCGGCAGGGTGATAATTTTGCATAGCGTTATCATTATTATTTATAGGTAAACAATAAAGCTTATCGACTTGTAAAATTGATTTTTACAACTTGCTAGCCAAGTGGGCGATAGTAATTTGCTCAATCGTGTTATAGTCGTGTTGATTGAATCCAAGCAGCTTTCTGGATGGATATTTAATTGTCCAATCATCTTTTTTATTTACTCGTGCACGTAATCCGTAATGATGAATGTGGGTTATACGAGATACCGAATTAATAAATTTTACGGTAGCGCAATTACTGTTTGCTGATATGCGTAGATATTTAGTTGTTCGTAGCTTGGTAAACATTTTACGGCGAATCTTTCCCGTTTTTTTTCGGAATGCTTGTGGTCTCCTTGGTTCAAAAGATGTGCCATCTGGTTGCCTTTGTGCTGTAATGCGTTTACGGTTGCTTTCTCGTAATTTTTGGGCAATTTCACGAGCTAACTTGGTGCGATTACTGTTATTTAGCTGAGTGAGTATGCCGTTTGCATACTCATGTAATTTATTTAACTCGTCGGCCATATTTCGTTAACCCAATCTGGTCGCATATCAATGGGTGGTTCGTCGGTAACGTGTTTGTATTCAAGCCCATTTGAACCTTTTTTCACAATGACACGCTCAGTTAATTTAAGTTCAATACTGACATCGGTAGTATTATTATTTAATTGTTCAATCTCAAATTTAATGGCACCTTTTCTTAATTCAGGGTTTGCCATAAATTCTTGTTGGTTGATATACACCCAGCTAATTATCGGCACAACCAGATAGTCAATTGGTTGTTCATAATCAGTAATGATCAGGTTTACTTTATACTCATATTCAAAACTAAGACTTTTTGCGGCCGTTGCTGTTATGTCACCATCATCGACAAATATATGTAATTTATCGGGATTGTTTTTGATAAACAAATTGTTGTCTTCAAGTACTTTTCGGAGTTGGTTAATTTTTTTCATGCTGATCCTGTTGGCATTGATAAATCATTTCGACTTGAACCGCACATTGATGCCATGCTGTTAAGATGGCTTGGTTATCGTCAATTAATGAACGATTCTGCCTTAAATTATTCATGGGGAGATAACAAGGCGTTACGGTTGGACATCCAGTTTTGATAATCTTCACTTCCTTTAATTTCTGGCCGTGTGTACAACCGTTTAATAACATCAGGCAAATCAGTATCAGACCACATGCGTAATTGTTTATTTTCATTGATAAGTTGCTCCAACTGTTGTTGATATTGACGATTTAACGCATCAACTGCTTGCAGTTGATTTTTTTGTTCTATCAGTTTTTGTTCATTTGCTTGGTACTGATCGCTAAGTTCAAGTAATTCATTATTTTTATAATCAATGATTTCGATTAACGCTTGCTTATCATTTTTTAGTTGTAGATTACTAGCTTGTAATTGCTTGTTTTTAGTGCTTAATAATTGATCTCGTAAATAGCCAAACGACAAACAAAGTAGCAATAGTAACCACGGTAACAATTTACTTTTTAGTAGATTTTGCATAGTTTTCGTATGCCTCTTTAAGTTTTGAGTCATAGCTATTTTTTTTATAAGCTGGACCGTTGTAGAGTTTGGCAAATGTTGAAAAATCTTTGTCTTTCATTGCTTGTAATAGCTTGCAGTTTGATTTATGTGCAACAAAACGGTAAAACGCATCTAATTGCATTTCTTCGCTTTCTGTCATCTGTTGTTCAAATTGCTGCGCTGATTCATAGCCAAGTAGTTGCCAGTGGAACCCCATAATCTGAAATAAGCCCCAGCTAGTACTTTCAATTGCCGAATCCATATCAATTTGCTTGGCCAGAGTTAGCCGATAGTTTTCACGAGCACCACCTAAATAACCACCTGCAGTGGGATTGATTAAATCAGGATAAGTATTTGATAGTTTTTCTATATCAAAGCCATGCTTTTTAAGCTGACGGTAAAAGATATGCCTTTCAAATAGAATCACAGGCAAACCGTTTTTAATGCCTGATGAGCGAGCCTCAATTTTGGTTACCGCCTGCACCATAGCCAGTTCAACTCCTAGCTTATTAGCCACATTTTGCAATTGTTCCGTTGTTATCATTATTTATTTAACCTCTTATGATGCTGATGTTGATTAGGAGAACGGCAAAGCGTGCTAATGTTGCCTTTGCTTTTTAAAAAGCAGATAAGTAGTGCTATATTCATAACTACTTGGGCGCAGTAAGCACGGTTTAATAAACCGAAAGATGAGAATAAAAATACTGATGCACTTGATGTAATCATTAACCATGCTAGCCAGCTATATTTGGCTTTGTATTGGCAATTTTCACGATCGAATGTAAATAATCGAATAGCAATTAATAAACAAAGAAAAGCGTTAAGGGTTATCATGGTTTTCCCCCTTTAAATTTGTCGAATAAATCAGATGGATCATCAAACTTTTTAATTAACCACAGTAGTAGCTTGACACTTACCGCCGAGGCGACTAATGCACCAAGTCCAAGCGGTACTTTTGTTTGAATATTTGACGGGAAAAAAGGGATCAATAGATATAATGTTATTTCGGCCAGTAACATTCCTATCGCAAAAGATATAAAAAATAGAATAATACGCCGAAGTACTGAGATGTGTTCTTCACTAATCACCAGTAAAATTGATCCACAAAGCGCACCTAAAATAATGCCGTTTTCGATATTTGGATAAATCATTGATATTGAAAACGCACTAATAACCGCCGTAAATGTTGTTGTAGTTGGTTCTGTCATTCCATTAATCCCATAAGTTTAATCGTTTTTTTTCTGGCTCTGGCACGGTTTCAGGCACATTTAATGCGGTGCCCATTGGGAGCATTGCTGGCAGTTCGCATAACATTGGGTTGTTTTGATAAATAATTTCAACAATCCCTTTTGTTTTGCCAAAAATTCGATACGCTAATGCGTCAACGGTTTCATTTTGCATTGCATAGACAATCATTAAATCAATTCCATGGTTGATCGTGATTTGCCCAAGATGTCACGAATTGCATAACGTGCATTGCGGTATAAGTTGCCCACGCTTTCGATGTTAGGTTCAATGTCACCTTTGGCTTTTGCGGTTGCATCAAAATTAATATACTGTTCATTCAATAATGCATTTGCCCACGAATAAACCGCATGTTTGTATAAAATTAAATATTTTGATTCACCATTAATTTGCTCGTCATTTAAATTGTTAATTGATGTAATGCCTGCCGCTTGCTTTGTTAGCCGCCAGTTATATAAGTCGTCATTTACTGCAATAATTGCACTGGCAATTGCTGTTTTTAATCGCTCAGTTGTGACGGTGCCGTCGAGCCGCTGAGTTTTTCGAACATCATTAACATTAATTGCTGGAAAAAACGAAATATTACTGATTTCGAGATTGTCAGCTTCGTTAGCACTTGCGATAGCCGTAAAGTCGTTCATAATTTACCTTTGTTGAGCGGCGGTGGACAAAAGCGCTAACGTGTAAAATACATTTATTGCTTTTGTGCCGCCGAGGTGTGAGGGTTCACCCAGTTAAGAATCCGCCTTATTTAAGGCTTTTTCTAATTCTTTAATAGCTGTTTTTACGCCTGAACTTTCGTCAAGTTCAAGTGCTCGTTTTAAATAGCCTAAAGCTTGCTCTGGCTGTGTTTCTTTTAACACATAGCCAATAGCTTTATTTAATTTTGCTCTGACCTGATCAAACATATCTTTATCAGCCACTAATTCGGCAAATTTAAGCAAAACATCAGCGTTAACTGTTTGCTTATTGCTAATTTGTGTTAGCGTTGTATTAGCTAATTCTTCGGTAATTAGTGTAGCGGTTTGGCGTTGGTACTCATCGGGTGTAACCCAATTGTGTTTTAATGCGTGTTCGGCAAGCGGGTAGGCAAGCTCAAATTGTTTAGTGTCAATCATCCATACCATTAGACGCATAAATACATCATCTTGCTGAGCATTATCAGACTCAAGCACACCGTTAATCCAATCCATATATTCGGGAATAAGTTGCTTTTTAAGCTCAATTTTTGCTTCCGTTGATTGAAATTTTTTTAAACGAATACGATCGTTATTTAGTTTGGCTAGCATCATTTCGTAAGCGTTGATTGCTCGCAGGTTGTCTGTATTACGCTCCTTTTGAGCGTAATGTTTTTGTAAAAACTTTTGTGCTGGTGATATCATCTATCTTTCCCTTATCTGACTTCAATATTTTCAATTAAACAGCCGGCATCATAACGTTCTACAACAAAGGCTTCGTTGGCGGATTGGAAGTCTTCAATGCGATCACGTTTAGGGTTGTCAATAATTTGACGGCGGGCTGTTTCATTTTGAATATAGATAGCTAAATTGCTAAAAGATGTAATTAGCATTGCTCCTTTAGGGAAGTAGGGCACTCGGTATGCTGGTAATTCACCAATTGATTTTTTAGCAAGTAAGATTTGACCTGCTACTTTTTCGGTGTTTTTATCTGCTTCGTTAGCAATAGGGAAGTACTTATCATGAAGTAATCCACGACCACATATAACAACTAGATCGGTGTCTTCTGAATAAACTGGATCGATTAAGTTTTCAACGGCATCATAGACTAATGCGTCAAGGTTTTTATAGTCACCACCGTTACTGGCAATAATAATTTTACCTGGTGTTACTGTACCTTCGTTCATTACTCTTTCAGGTGCATCTTCTCGGTAATGTTGTAACCAGCCTTTATTTACATCTTGTAGTAAAGGGTATGTGGTTTTATTGGAAGTTGGTGCACGATGGGTACCATTAAATCCAATCATAATACGATCTAATGCTTTTTGTTTAATTAGCGCATCACGCAAAAGGGTTTGAAAGTTCTTTTTGTGGCGCCATGCATCCAATTTTGCATAACGGATTGATGTATCGTAGTTGGTTTGTTCACAACGGTAACTAAATTGGTTTAGATCTGAGATATCTACAGCTTCACGTTCTTGTGCTGTGGTATCGGTTGTGCTGGCTGTTGTGCCTGTTACACCAACGCCAACTTTTTCACCTTCTTGAGCATCAACAAATTCAAAGTTAATTTTACTTAAGAATTCAGATGATTGTTGGGTGCGTTTTTCTAATGTTTGGTTTACCTCTGGATTGACAGCAAAACTTTCACTGGCATCATCAATGCCATTAAGCTGTGCAATGCGGTGTTTAAATCCATTAAATAACTTTCGGGTTTCATTTCTCATTATGGGTTTCCTAATTCGGTTAATCTAATTTGTTTGTTATTGTTGGTTTTAATAGTCTGCTTTTAGCAGTCGGTTTCAGTGTCCATGGATCCGCCCGCCGAAATTGGACGCTCTGGCGATTCGGGAAGTTCACTCAATAGCTCGACAAGCTCAGTATTTTGTTTTTTTACTTTGGTAAGTTCGTTGGTTAATTCAACAATTTTGGCGTCAAGATTAGTAAAGCGTTCAGTTGTCGCCGTTGCGAACTGCTCGATAATCTCACCAAGTTGTACAAACTTAGTTGAGTCTTTTTCTGATTTACTTTTAAATAAACCCGTTAGACGATCTAACATGGCACTAAAAGCGGTATCACTTTGGGGATCCACATCTTCAAAGTCGATCACTGTTTCTTCGGCAACGGTGAAAAGGTTATTTGGTGATTGTTTACGGCTAGCTAACGGGTTAACGCTTGCTTTTGCACTGAACTCTAAAAATTCGGTACCAAGGCTAGCTGGGTCGTCAGTAACAGCAAGACCAACAAGGTAAGCTTCGCCAGTGTCAGCAAATTCGGCATTAACTTCGATAGAGGTATAAACTTTTTGCTTAGCTTTATTAAGCTCAATGAGTTCATCGGTTGGTTCAATTTGTGCAAGTAATGCAAGCTTTCCTGCTAATGGACCGGTTTTGATTTCTTCGGCTCGTAATGCTAATACATCGCCATAACGTTTAAATTGGCTATCTGGTGAATAACCTTTGATATGTTCTAAATTGATACGTGCGCCATAAACATCACGGTCATAATTTTCAGCCATTTGCTCGATCCATTCTTTTTGGATCTTACGGCCGTCGGTGGTGGCACCTTCTACCGCAACACGAAACCATTTTGATTTAATTTTTTTTGACTTCTTAACGTCTGTCCCCATTGTTGTAATCCTTAGCTGATTGTTTTTGCATTATGTTGAATTGACAAACAAAAGAGAGCAATTGGGGCAACTTGTAGATTGGCGTTTTACAACCTGAACAAACATAAAAAATCAAAAATGATAGGTAAATTGGCGTTACTAAAGGAGAACACATGGTAAACGTCAATTTATTAGATCATTTAATTAGTGATAATACCGACCCAAGAAAAGCCGCCAGATCGCTGTATTGGGCTGGGTATCGCATTAGCCGTATTTCTGAACTATTGAATGAAAATATTAATACCATTCATAGCTGGAAACGGCGTGATAAGTGGGATGAATCATCCGTATTGGATAGGGTTAACGGCGTTCTTGAAGCGCAATTAATCCATCTTGTTATTAAGCCAAATAAGGAAGGTAAAGATTTTAAAGAGATTGATTTACTTAGCCGTCAGCTAGAACGTACGGCCAGAATTGAAAAATATCAAAATGGCGGTAATGAGGTCGATTTAAACCCTAATATTGCCAACCGTAATGCCAAACCGAAGCAAAAGCCTAAAACTAATCTTTTAACTGATGAACAGATCGAAAAAATTAACGAACTATTTAATGATGGCTTATATGAGCATCAAAAAGTTTGGTACCGAGCTGGTATACAAAATCGCATTAGAAACATAAATAAATCACGCCAAATTGGGGCAACTATGTTTTTTGCACAGGAAGGGGCGGTTGATGCTGTGAATACTGGGCGTAATCAGATATTTTTATCCGCATCAAAATCACAAGCTTTTCAATTTCGGCAATATATTATTGATTTTTTCCACGGTATCGATATGGATCTGAAAGGGGAAGTTATCCACTTTCCTCATAATGATGCTCGCCTTTACTTTTTAGGTACTAATTCGAAAACAGCACAAAGTTATCACGGTAATTTATATCTGGATGAATATTTTTGGATTAATAAATTTTTAGAACTGCGTAAAGTTGCTTCGGGTATGTCGAGCCAAAAACGTTGGCGACAAACCTACTTTTCAACGCCTTCTAGTATTAATCACGAAGCGTATAAATTCTGGACTGGCGAGCTATTCAATAAGGGACGTAGAAAAGAGCAACGTATTAACGTTGATATTTCTCATCAAGCTTTAAAAAATGGCAAATTATGTGCTGATGGACAATGGCGGCAGATTGTCACCATTGAAGATGCGGAAAAACTTGGCTTTGATTTATTCGATATTAATCAACTAAAACTAGAATATAGCCCCGATGAGTTCGCTAATTTATTTTTATGTAATTTTATTGATGATTCATCATCAGTTTTTCCGCTATCGAGTTTACAACCGTGTATGGTCGATTCTTGGGATATTTGGGATGATTATAAGCCATTTGCATTGCGTCCATTAGGTGAACGGCCTGTCTGGATCGGCTATGACCCGTCACACACTGGGGATAGTGCGGGTTGTGCAGTTGTTTCACCGCCAATGGTTGAAGGTGGCAAGTTTAGGGTTATTGAAAAGCATCAATGGACGGGTATGGATTTTGCCTCACAAGCCGACGCTATTCGAAAAATGACTGAACGCTATAACGTTACCTACATTGGTATTGATGCTACTGGGTTAGGCGAGGGTGTTTATCAACTAGTTAAGCAATTTTATCCCGCCGTAGTGGCATTTAAATATTCAATTGAAATTAAACAAAGACTAATTTTGAAAATGCAAGATGTGATCAGACGTCAGCGTTTAGAGTTTGATGCAGGTTGGACAGACTTAGCCCAATCATTTATGGCAATTCGAAAAACATTAACGGCCAGCCAGCGTTATGTAACGTATGTCGCTGATCGTAATGACGAGGTATCACATGCCGATATTGCATGGGCAACCATGCACGCAATTTATAACGAGCCGCTAGAAAGCATTGGCGGAGCAAACAGCAACAGCGGATTTATGGGAGTATTTTAGTCATGACAGAATTAACACAACAAAACGAAAAAGTAGAGTGTTTTACATTTGGCGATCGTGAGCCTTTAGCCGATGCCAAAGACTTATTAAGTTATTTACAATGCACATCGTGCGGTAATTGGTATGAACCGCCAGTTAATTTTGATACGCTGGCTAATACCTTTAGTTCATCGTCATATCATAGCAGCCCGATTTATGTAAAACGAAATATCTTAACTAGTACATTTATTCCACATAAATATTTATCACGTCAGGCATTTGAGCGAATCGCTAATGATTTTTTAATATTGGGCAACTGCTATTTAGAAAAACGAACAAATATGCTAAAGCAAACCGAGGGGCTAAAACCAACACTGGCGAAATACACACGGCGAGGTGTTGAAGAAAACGAATATTGGTATATTGATAAATATTGGGAAGAGCATAAATTTAAAAAAGGTTCGGTTTGGCATATGCTAGCACCGGATATAAACCAAGAAATTTACGGATTACCCGAATATTTAGCCGCCATTAATTCGGTTTGGCTTGATAACTCGGCTACCGTATTCCGTCAACGTTATTATAAAAATGGTTCGCATGCTGGGTTTATTTTATATTTGTCTAACCCATCACATAACGAAAAAGATATTGAAGAATTAAAGAAAGCATTACAAAGCAGTCGCGGACCAGGAAACTTCCGTAATTTGCTCATGTACTCACCAAACGGTAAGCCAGATGGATTAAAACTAATACCCGTTGGAGAAGTGGCCGCTAAAGATAATTTTGCAGACATTAAGTCAGTAAGCCAAGATGATATCTTAACTGCACACCGAGTGCCGCCATCATTAATGGGCATAACACCAAAAAACACAGGTGGATTTGGTGATCCAGAAAAAGCCTCTAAAGTATTTGCTCGTAATGAAATCAAACCGTTGCAAGATAGATTTTTACAGCTAAATGATTGGATGGGCGAGGAGGTTGTTAAATTTAATCCTTATAGTCTTGAATAACAATCACAAAACCAAAGCCCGAATGGGCTTTTTTATTACCTTCCATTCAAATTCTTTCTATAACGCTCATGTTGACACTTTTTTATTTATTGTGTGGTGATTAGTCCTTTACTCATTTTATCTATCAGTATGCTTGATTTTTAATATAATTGGGCATTTTGATGATGATTGAAAAGGTTATAGATAAAATTGCGCCGTTGAAACCCCACGCCACCCTCGCACTAAAAGTGTGGAAAATTGTGCAAAGTTGCAAATATCAAAAAAGAAGCCCTAGCATAAGGGTTTTAGTGATCCGCGATCCTTTTTAGATCTTGCGTTTTCGTGCAGTGTAGGCGTGCAATAAAAATACATTTAAACCACATTATATGCTGATGAGGGAATTTTTTTCTTTACTAAATTGTTATACATTATATAAACTTATTAATCATCAATAAATTAGGATTCTTTATGAAAACATTACGACTTGTTTTAGCTTGGCTTTTTGGTGTGCTTTTTATTTTATTAGGAATTGCAAATTTAACTCAAACCCCTTTGATAGGAATAGTAGCGCTATTAGTAGGTATATCACTATTACCGATAACTTATCAAATCATTTATAAAAATACACAAAAAGAGGTAAGCTCTAAGAAAAAAGCGATAATAACCACAGTATTAATTGTTGTTTGGTTTATTATTTGTGGTATAGAAGGAGGCAAAGAAAGAGAGGAACAAGAAAAAACCTTTATTTCAGAATTTAATTTAAATAAAAAAGAAATTGTTTCACAAATCAACCAATTGATAATAGAGAAAAAATATGATGAAGCGGTATCATTAGCTGATAAATATCACTCAGCTAAAGATCAAACGGTCTTAGAACTAGCAGATCAAGCTAGATTAGAGTTACTAAAGCTTAAAAATCAGCAAAAAATTGATGATTTATTAAATAAACTTAAAGATGTTCCTGAAACTGAATTAGAAAAACAGATTGAATTATATGACGAGCTGTTAACCGTTGACCCAGAAAACTCAGAATATAAAACCCAAAATGCTAAATTGCAAAAAGAATTAGAACGGCAAAAACTGATTAATTCCCAATTTAGTTCTTGGGATGGTTCCCATAGAAATCTTGAAAAATATATAAAATCAAAAATGAATGATCCTGATTCATTCAAACATGTTGAAACCAAATATATTGATAATGGAAGTGATAATCTAATTATCATCACTTCATTTAGAGGGAAAAATGCTTTTGGTGGTGTTATTGTTAATACGGTAACAGCTACTGTTGATTTAGATGGAAATATAACAAGTATTATCAGTTGGAAATAAATAAGGGGGGCTATAGCCCCTTTTTTAATAATATTTCATGCAACAAACATAAGCCGATTTTTATATCATTGTTTGATAATTCAGCATCAATCATCAGTCTATTAATAAGTTCCGCTTGCTCCAGTTTGACGTTTTTTAAAGTATCACCATCCATTTTTAAACCTTAATACGCTGTATATAATAACAGTGTGTTGGAATCATTTTTTTGATCAAAGATATAATTTATAACTTATTGATAAGTTTAAAAATAATATATCAAAGTAATGCTACCCATGATTGATATAATTAGAGATTGTTTTTTGTGATACCCCCAATATCATGGCTATATCTTTTTGTGTGTGTCCCTTTTTATATAATTGCTTAGCATTTTTCTTTCTATCTTCTATTGTATTTCCACTGTAGTGGGTAAATTTCATAATGGACAATGTTCCCACCTCTGATTTCATTGTATAAGATTCTCCATTAAAGTTTTTCCCTGAAATCTCTATACCATCTTCCGTCTTACTTATAGAACCAGTTTCAAGCCCAAAGTTCTGGAATAAATTTAAGGCATATTTTGTCATTTGATCTTGTAATGGTTGTTTTTTAGATTTTGCTATTACTTTTGATTCAACTTTTTTATTCATAAGTTATAATCCTATTAATTTTTTTAAATTGAGCACGAAAAGCTGTTGTATACCCATGTACTAGAAGTTACTATAATTACTAGTAACTTCTAGTAACTCCTAGTGCATGGGATTTTAGATTACTTAATATTGTATGTCAATTCTTTTTTAAATCTATATGAATCTAATGATCAAACGTATACCTCTCCTAAAACATCTTTACAAAATCAGCACAGTAATACGCTGGCTATTTTTATTTTGAACGTTCTAGCACATCACTTAGTAAATCCGCAATACAGCAAATTATAACCATAAAATCGGTGGGGGTTGAATGTGCGTTGATGCAATTACGGGCGATTGTTTCGGCTTGTTCGATTTTTGCAAAATTATTTAGATTGATGATAACGTTTTCTGATGTATCGACTGGTGTAATTTGTTTTGATATTTTCATAATATTATATCCGTTGATAATGTTTAAACTATCACCACCAAATCTGCGAAAATATGGAGGTGAACTAAGCAAGGTTCGCAGTACCGCTCAACGAAACGGCGAGTCTTTCGACTCCCTCACTTAGCCCACCATAGAAAAGACATGACTAAGCTTTACGCATAAAAATACCGCTGACGCGGTTTATACGCCGTTGAACTAACAAGCTGCGAAACTTGACGTTAGATTTTGCTAACGTATTTTTACTATATATCGATTTTAGTTTTATTGTCAACATGTGTATTTATCTTGATTTATCCAAACGGTATACAATCCTGAATGTTTTTTACAAAGTTTAGCTTTGTTTTTATAAATATCGGCTTAACTCCATAAGTTTATTTATTTCTTGTTTAAACTCGTCTGCGCTTTTAAATCTTTCATCAGCATTTAATGCTGTTGCTTTTTTGATAATTTTATCTGCAATACTATTACTATCGCCATTTATTGAGTTCAAATATTTAAATACTTTTCCAACTGAATAAATATCTGTCTGTGCATTTGCTATATAACCTTGTCTTGATTCTGGTGAATAAAATTGGTTATAACATGAATAACATCGATGTAGTGGAATAGCCCAAGAGCTTGGCTCTGATAGCTTTACTTCATTTTCTGAAACGAATATGTTGTGAGGACTGATATTTTGATGAAAAAGACCATATTCATGGCAATGAATTAAAGCAGATAATACGCAATAAATAATCCTGTAACGCTCAAGCATTGGAATATATTTAAGCGTTCTTTCTTCTAATGAAATACAATCAAAATAATCAACATCTAGCGCTATATAATCAAAGCCGATCACATCAGTAAATACATTTATTTCATTTATAGTTAGAATGTTAGTATGTTGACTGATTTCTTTTATTCTGAAATGCTTCATATCATCAAGTATTTTTTGAGTTGTAATGTTTGGAGTATCTGCAAAATAAAAAAATCTAACTATTTTACTTTTTTTAGATTTGCGATCATATGTAAAAAAAGTTACATCGTCGCCACCTCTTGAAAGTTCATTTCTTACTATATAACGCCTTAATAATGTGTTTTTAAATCTTCTCAAATACTCTCTTGCATCTCTATTTTTCATCATTACACCTTTTTATAGTTGACTAAAATATTCGGATTTTTGAGCCAATCACTAAATTTAATATTTTTCTTTTCTAAGTATTTAAAAATTTCATCTAATAGGTCACCAGATTTTTTTGGTTTTGAATTATCTTTTTTCACCAATAATGTAGGTTTATCGGCAATTTTAGTTTTAGGTGCTGTTACCATGATTTCATCCAATATTTTTAAATATTCCATATTTTTATCATTTTCTTCAGGATCCGATGTTTTTATTAATAATTTTTCTCGGTCTTTATTTATCGCAACTTTTACTTTTCCACGGTTTTTTAATAACCTACAATCACTAGAAGAATAATATGGCAAATTTAGATAAACTAGATAATTGTCTAATATTTTTACACATAAGTTTTCGTTAAAACTAATCAATTTACCTGCTAGCAAACTGTCAATATGGTAATTTCTAAATTTTATTTGATGTTTTTTTAGCTCATTTATCACTTTTTGACGTCGATCGTCCTGCGGTGATTTTTTAACCTCCGTACAGTTATTGACAGAACTCCGAGCGTCGCTATCGCTCCTATTTTTAGAGACGATCGCCCACTTGATCAGACGTGTACAAATAAAAGAGGCCATGCCAACAATCGGCGAAAATACGCCTTTTATTTTTTTAACTTCTTCCTCGAATTGATTTTGTGTTTCTTCGTAAGAAACTCTGACACGTAAGTCTTTACGCTGCACCATAGCACCGCCTTGTAACTGAGTGTAAGCAGCCCAATCGCCGGCATCTGCTGCCGCTAGTACTGGGTCGATTGCAGGGCTTTCGACTTTTTGACTGCCAAGTCTACGAAGTTCACGCCAAACCGTGACAGGTGCGCCACCGATTTGCTGGAATTGACGAATACCCCAACGACTAGCCCAAGCAGTCACATTTTTTGCCATTTCTTTTAGATTTTGCCCAGTTTCGTCATCGACTTCGTTATCAAGTTGATAACCGTCGATATTTTTAGAAATATATTTAGCAATGTAACCCGTTGCCGAGCCTTTCTCTTTTTCGATATTTTCAAACTTAAAGCGAGCGTACTGCGCACCTTGTTCTCCGCCGTCTTCTTCTAGTGCATAAGCTTGCATAATTTTATAAACCTGCTGTTTGTGTTCTGGTAGCATAAAAACTAAAATATGCCAATGCGGCGTGCCGTCATGATGCGGTTCGGCAACTCTAAACCCAAAAATTTTTATACGCTCCCTGTTCAGTTTTGCCCGGATTTTTGCCCATACGCTACATAAATAACGCTGCGTGTCTCGTGGTGTGCCGCCGTTCCAGTTTTTGACAAATCCGCCTTTAGCGTGTACTGAGTGATATTTTGACGGCGCAGTCAATGTTATAAATGCCCCCTCATAGCCATACTCGTCGGCGATATCCTCAAATCCACGCATACGGACCATAAGCTCACAACGGCGGATTGCAGGGTTAGCATTGGATTTATCGACCTGTAAAACAAGTTCAAATTGCTCGCCTGTTTCAGTATTTTCTATACATTGATTTTTGAGCCATTCCCGATTTTTCCTTTTTTGCTCTTTCCATTCACCCACGCACGTGCGACTTGCATAAGGGCTTGCGTGCTTTTGTACTTGTCCGGCAGCAATAGCCAAATGCTCACGTTGAAAACCCCATTTCCGCTTTAATCTGCTTTGCCACCATTTATCATCTGATAATTTAGCTAGCGCGATAACAATTTGCTGTTCACTGATTTCACCTTTTTTATAATCAGCAAAGTAGGGCGCTGTAATTTTTAACGGCTTGAGCTGCTCTAATGCAAATTTATAGATAGCTAATTCATGAGCGTTATTGCTCAACTTAAATTCATCAGTTTCTAAAAACTTGATAATGAGATTGTGCATATAGCCGGCAATCTTCCCGCCAAGTTCTTCAACGTCGATTTTGTCTAAAGTTGGTAATATCGACAGCTGTTTATAGAATTCTTGTACAATCAGGCTTTTCCCGGCATTTTCGATTGCGTATTGCTGCTGCACTTCGGTGCAACGAGTTAGCCCACAAGTGCGTAAATAGGTGTTAGCAACTTTTGAACCCTTTTCTTGATATAGCGTTAGATATTTTCTAGCGAAGTATCTACCAATAAACAAGGGAGAATCACTAAAATACGGGTGAAAATAATCATATTCATGTGGTATCTGCTCCCAAAGTGGACGCTCAATAATAGTCAATTCTTTGGGTGGTCTGCGACCTGTGGCGTATTGTGATTTTGGCTGAATGTGTTTTGTTGGTAAAAACTTGCCGACTGTATCGTAAAAATCACGCATACAAGAAAGCAGGGCATATTTAACCCTGTGATTTAATGTTGGTAGGTTTTGCGTGATTATGGTCATGTTATTCTTGTGCTGGGGTTAATGACTATCTTTGACAAGACTAAGCATTACATAGCCTTTCTGTAGATATTTTTCATCTTCTAATATGTGAGAAATGTATCGACGAATTTTGCGGCATGTATAATTGCCATTAGCAAACTCATGTAAACACAGCGCATCACCGACGTTATAATTACGATCGTTGATACGTAATTCTGCTGTTTTTCTTCCTGCTAAAATTGCCTCAAAATGTTCTGTTTGAATTTTTAAGTTATGCAGTTTCATTATTTAACCTCTAAATCTAAATCATATCCGGCGTTAACACGCCAATAATCTCTTTTGCAGGTTGTCGATTACCGTTAGCGGCAACTGACCGAGTGGCGTCGATTTCGTAGATTTCGAAATCACTAAAAATACCTCTTACTATTGTGTTGTTACTGTTTGATACGATTGCAGTTGCTCCACGCCTGACAGCATGAACCAGCAAATCACGCAATAACTTCGTGACTGGGTAATTGAACTTATGGGGAGTGTAGCCAGTAAAAATATCGTTTTTAGTGCCCGAAATGTACGGCGGATCGCAATAAATAACGTCGCCTGCTTCGGCCATTTCTATCGCTGCCCTAAAGTCTGCCGCCATTAATGTAACTGGGACGGAAATCAGCTTGTTGCTGAATTCGATTAGTTCAGCCTTGGGAAAGTAAACCTTTTTATATTTGCCATGTGGCACGTTAAACTCACCTTTTTGGTTATAACGGCAAACACCGTTAAAGCAATGGCGATTTAAATAGATAAACTCAGCGGCACGTTCTAACGTAAAGGGTTGCGTTATGTTGCAATTAAAGCGGCAACGAACTTCATAAAAATCGATGTCACTATCAAATAGTGATTGAGCGGTATTTACTAATTTGACTAAATCATCACGTAACCAACGATAAACGTTAATTAAATCACGGTTTTTATCAGCTAATATATAGCTACTATAATTTGTATTGATAAACACATTACCCGCCCCGACAAACGGCTCTATTAGCCGCATGCCGTCTGGCAAGTGAGGTAATAATTGAGGAATAAGCCGACCTTTACCGCCGACCCATTTTAAAAAGGACTTTTCTACACACATTTTTTGAGCCTTAAAAGATTTGGGGCTGATTGCCCCTTTTGTTTAATTGAAATATGTTATTTGCTATATTCCGTGTTTGTGGTTTGCTTCTTCTTTCTGCTGACAACAAACACACAAACTACAACCCGGCACGGCGTCACGCCGTGCCTCAGGTATTGGCTCGCCACATTCGTGGCAATAAAGCGAAGACACTCCACTGTAAACCTTTGCACTTGCATTTTTCACAGCCGCGGCGGCAATTGTTTCAATGTGTGCTTGTGCGATATCTGCTAGATCTGCCATTTAAATATCGTTCCTGTGTTGTGCTTTCATTGCTTCGGCTTCTTGCTCTAACAGCTCTGCCGATTCGGTCGGTGTTAAGTAGTTGGTGCGGATATGTGTAGCTAGTCGTTCCAGTTTTGCCGTAAATACGTCACAGAGTCCGCTTTTTGTTTCTTCTTTTGCCTGATTTAAAGCTTGCAATAACGCATCGCCTTTAAGTGTTGTCATCTCCATTTTTGCCACCTGTATTTAGTTTCTTCTTTAAAATCTTCTTCTTCACATAATGCGAATGCATCAATAATTGCTTGCAATCGACGTAAACCTTTCTTTAGATCGTCGACTTCTTTATCTGTCAGATTGTCATATTGCATTTGCCAAGCATGAGTAAATTGACTATCTGGGTTATAAATTTCCGTTGTGCGCAATTCGATGCCCGACGCACTCAGCAATAAACGTTTTTGCCCGGGCTTTAAATTGTTAAAAGCCGAACGGGCCAAACTGCGTTTACCGCTTAATATTTGGTGAAATTCACGCAAAAAACTGCGCGGTTCAATAGTTTGATTATTTTGCATTGTGTTCATGTAACCTCCTGCAATGGCTAGGATTGAGTGCGCCTAGCCTCGCACTTCTTTTTTGTTCCCCAACAAAAAAAGAACCTGTTATAATCAAATACCCCAACAAAAAAGAGGACTTAAGTATGGAAAAAGATAATGCTGATAAATTTGCAGTTGAATTAACCAAAGCCTTACTTGCTAGCGATCATGTTGCAGTTATTACAAGTAATGCAAAAGTAAAAGCTGCCGAGGATATCGCTGTATTTGTTAAGACTCTTTCTGCGGTTCTTCAATCTGATTATGAAGTGAATTAATATGTTCAATCGCTTCAACTAGCCAAGCCGCAATGACAGGCGGAGGATTTTGTAAATTCTCCGCACTCTTCAAAACGGCATTTTTTATACGGACTAAATCATAGGTTGATAAATTCATGTTTATTTTGCCCCTTCTTTATTAACTTGATTAATCTGCAATTAACTTCTTATGCAACTTAATTACTTGCCCGTTTGATTTTTCGATATAACCTTTCGGATTGTGTCTATTAATCTTGATATAAATTAAAGCCGACTGATTAGCTGATTTTGGGCTTAAATAGATTGCGTGGCTCATTATTCCGCTCCCTCAATGTTGACTACTAGATTACCCTTGTAACCAGCTGCGCCCTCTAACGTTAAGGCGACCATGTTAATTAATGGGGTTTCACGGCTAGCCGTTCCTGCGTTGCTTTTCTTCTTACGTATAGGAAGTTCACCACGTCGGATTTTGTTCTTAACAGTTGCCACGGGCATTTTTGCCAAATCGGCGAATTGCTGAGCCGTGACAAATGGGGTTGGGATAGCTATTGCAATTTGAATCGTCATAAGGCATTATTCCTTAATTAATGTTTATTAGTGTTTATTAGTGTGTTTTGATTACTATTTGCTAATGTTTGTATATTACATATTAGCAAATAGTAATGTCAACATTATTTTTTGCTAATATTTTTTAAGGGCAGAAAAATGTTTTTTGATGATGAATGTAAAAATGTGATTTCAAGAATTGTGAAAAGCTACGGGCTAAACACGATCAAAGCATTAGGCGATAGATGGGGTATTAGTGCTGGTGTTATGGCTAGCAGGGTGCAAAGAAATACTTTCCCTTACGATTATGTTTTAAGGTGTGCTTTAGAAACAGGAGCAAATCCGCATTGGCTTTGCACTGGCGAGGGTGACCCAAATGTCGACGGCATCAAAACAGAAAAAAAATCAATTGAACTATCAAGCGAAGCATTAGAAAAACTAGAACGAATTGCAGCACTAAAAAACAGTGGTGCTATTACTGATGATGAGTATCAGTTATTGAAGAGTAGTATTTTTAAGAACTAAAAAAATGATTAAGTTTGATAATAGTAGAAACGTAATAAACAGAATTCTTTCTGCATATAAATTAAAAACTGTTAAATCACTAGCAGATAGATGGGATATTACGGCCAGCGTTATAGGTAGTAGGGTTCAAAGAAATACGTTTCCCTCTGATTTTGTAATTAAATGCATATTAGATACCGGTGCAGATCTTAACTGGCTTTGCACGGGCGAGGGTGAGCCAAACATCGACGGTATCAAAACAGAAAAAAAATCAATTGAACTATCAAGCGAAGCATTAGAAAAACTAGAACGAATTGCCGCACTAAAAAGCAGCGGTGCTATTACTGATGATGAGTATCAGTTATTGAAGGGGAGTATTTTTAAGGTTGGTTAAAATGCGATTTGATAAAAATACACAAAATGTTATTAAGCGCATTGTCATGGCTTATAACGCAAAAACGATCAAAGAAGCTGCTGATTTAATGAATGTTACTGCCAGCGTTATAGGTAATAGAATCCATAGAAATTCTTTCCCGCACGATCTTGTTTTAACTTGTATTGTTGATACTGGAGTTAATCCGCAATGGCTCTGCACGGGCGAGGGAGAGCCAAACATCGACGGTATCAAAACAGAAAAAAAATCAATTGAACTATCAAGCGAAGCATTAGAAAAATTAGAACGAATTGCGGCACTAAAAAACAGTGGTGCTATTACTGATGATGAGTATCAGTTATTGAAGAGTAGTATTTTTAAGAACTAAAAAAATGGTTAAGTTTGATAATAGTAAAAATGTTGTTAACAGAATGGTTAATGCATACAAATTGAAAACGGTCAAAGCATTGTGTAGCCACTTTGATGTGGGGTTAAGCGTTATAACAAATAGAATATTAAGAAATTCTTTTCCTGCTGAATATGTCATTCAATGTGCATTGGAAACTGGGGCTGATTTGAGTTGGCTTTGCACGGGCGAGGGTGAACCAAATATCGACGGCATCAAAACAGAAAAAAAATCAATTGAACTATCAAGCGAAGCATTAGGAAAACTAGAACGAATTGCAGCACTAAAAAGCAGCGGTGCTATTACTGATGATGAGTATCAGTTATTGAAGGGTGGTATTTTTAATAAATAATAAAAAAGGAGGAAATAATGGAAAATCAAAAACCAGATGAAGAAGGTAGTATTTTATTTAAAGAAATAGGTTTCTTTGGCATTGTTTTAACGGCTTTATTATATGTGAGTGTATATGCATGCGAGGTAATAACCGCTTTTTATTTTGGATTTGATGTTGATTTAATATCATTACCAATGTCTGTTGTTATAAAAGATAGCGTATTGATTTTAAATGTAATATTATTGCTTTTATTGGTTTCATCGCTCTATCTTTTTATAAAAAAAGAAAAAATAGAAATAAAAATAGTTGAAATATTCAATAAAATAAAAATAGCTGAAATATTCAATAAAAAAACTACTGAAAAGCCTAATTGTAAAATTTTTAAGATAATTTTGGGAATATTAATTTTGAGTATGATTTTTTTGGGCTGTTACTATTGCTTTTTTCTACAGAAAGAGAATCGGTATTATTTTTTCTTCGTAATTACCTATTTATCTATTATGTTTTTTGTAAAAAAAATAGTTTCTTCAAAGAAACTTATACAATTATTTTATTTCCTGTTTATATTTTTTGCTTTGTGGTTTATGCTAGTTGCATTGTTGTTTTATTTTTTTGTGCTACAGGATTTTAAACCCAAAAAATCATTTAAATACAATGAACAAGACTACATTTTATTAAGAAATTATGACGGTAATCTAGTGGCAACAAAGGCTACTATAATACAACAAGAGAAATGCTGTTTTAACGATGAAATTTTATATTTACCGAAAGAAATTTTAAAAGAAGGTTTAACTTTTAAAAAAGTAAATTTTATCGGTAATTGTGATGAATTAACTATATTAAAACGAAGAAAATTTTTGAATTGGAATCGTTTTTTAGTTCGATAGCTTGAAAAGTTGCCATTTGTGCTTATATATATTTATATTGACGCTTATTACCCTTTATTGGCGGTTATTAATATCCAATAAAGCGATTTTAATATTGATTGTAGATATAAAATATGGTGTAATAGTCGACAGCGATATTATTCTAATAATAAAAAGCTCATGGTTAAACACCTTGGGCTTTCGTTTTTTGAAGAGGGACTATAGTGACCAATAATCAACCTTGCCATATTGACTACGATTTTGCAGTTGAATTATACAATCGTATTATTGATGTAGCATCTTGGTTTATCGTGGATGTTAATGTAGAGAAAAAAAACAATCGAAGAACTAAAAAATAATGATCCGTCTTTAAGTGGAATGTCAAAACAAACAAGAAAACTTGCAATGATTATCGACTTACTTTTAGATACTGGGGTTTGGGATGGTCAACGAATTGTAGAAAATGCGAAACAAGCTGTTTGCTTAATGGATCAAATTGTTAATGGCATCAATAATAACAATGAAATCAGCATAAAAGATGCTGCTTGTAAATTAAAATTGATGCATAAAGAATAGTATCATTATTATTAGTACAAACAGAAGAGGATATAGCATGTCAAAAATAAATAGAACTGCATTATTGAAAGAAGCTATCGCTTGCGTTAAAGAGATCGAAAAGATCCAGCGCTTCATTGATGAAAAAATTGAAGCTCAAAATAAGCAAGCAGCTTAATCTAGCTTAGTTAAGAAAATAAAGCCCGTTTTAGTTACGGGCTTTTTAATATCCGAAAAATGACTATTAGAAAACAACAAAACGGCAAATGGCTTTTTGAAAAATATTTAGAGGGCGGCAGGCGCATTCGTAAAATGTTTGCAACTAAAGGCGAAGCACTTGCATATGAAAACTATATCGAAGAACAAGCAGCTACCAAGCCTTGGATTGCTGAAAAGCAAGATCGGCGGCGGTTGTCTGATTTGGTTAATACTTGGTACCAATCACATGGGCAGACACTAAAAGACGGTGAGCGAGTAAAAAAGATACTGGAGTTTATTTGCCAGTCAACTAACGATCCGCTAGCTAGCGATTTTACTACCAAAACCTTTACAGACTATCGAAAAAAGCGCATGAATGGCGAGCTTTACAGAACTGATTCAGTAAAGACCGTATCATTACGTACATTAAACCTTGAATTGGTTTATCTTCGTGCTATGTTTAATGAATTGTCGAGGTTAGGGGAGTGGGATCGCCCAAATCCTGTTGAAAATATCAAACAGTTTAAAACTGATGAGTCAGAAATGGCTTTCTTATCTAATGAACAGATAAAATCTTTACTAGATGAATGCGCCAATAGCAACGTTAGCAACCTGCTGCTAATGGTGAAAATTGGATTATCTACAGGAGCAAGGTGGTCAGAAATAGCTAACCTAAAATTATCACAGATAACACCTTATAAGATAACCTACACCAAAACGAAAGGGCGACGCAATCGAACTGTTCCAATCACAAAAGAGCTTTACGAACTAATTCCAAAAGATAATAATAAAATATTTAATGGTAGTCATGAGCGAGCTTTTGAAAGAGCGATCGAAAGGGCTGAAATTGAGCTACCAAACGGGCAACTAACCCACGTATTACGCCACACTTTTGCCAGTCATTTTATGATGAACGGTGGCAATATTTTAGTATTACAAAAAATACTTGGGCATACAGATATTAAAACAACAATGCGATACGCTCACTTAGCCCCCGATCATCTAGAAGAAGCAACCACATTAAACCCGCTATCTAATATAAAATAA